GGCTAATACTCCAATAATAGAAGTAGGCACTGCTTACTCAGTCCTCCAACCAATGTTTGAAAAGGTAGTTAGAACTATTCAGTCCAGTACTACGGCCGAGCAATACTATGCCAGTGAGAGGTATGTGGATAACTTCCTTAGTTATATTGAGACAGAGCCTCACTTAGGATTCTTTCCAACTGGGTACTGTAGAACTATTTTATCTGCCTATTATGGTGCCGAACTGAGAAATATCTTTATTAATCATTCTTTGGTGAGGGTGGATGAAGAGGAATAGCCCTCATTCAAGCTTTCGCCCGTCTCTATTCAAGGTTTTAGCCGTCTCTATTCAAGCTTTCGCCTGTATCAATCAACCATTCAAGCTCTATTCAAGGAAATGCCCCATTCAAGCTATATCAGGGTTTTATAGGTTTTTGTAAGACCAGCCCTCCTACCCTCCATCCCTTTATTTAGAATGAGTATAAATTAAAAAAAAGTTAGTTACTTAGTTGCCTCCCTGAATTTTAGTTCTTATATTTAGGTATATTAATTCAAAAACGGTTATACTATGAAATTACAATCAATCACTTCCCAATCTTTTATTAACACAAAACATTACAAACCTTTTTATTTCTTTAACACCGAATCTACTCTTAACAAATTAGATAAGGATACTATGATTAAAATTAATGGGGTTACTCATTATTTTTATAACGGTAAAAATGTTCCTTTTAAGGCTACACCTGTAAATATTGAAATAGAAGACACTTTAATAGAGGAGACTTTAAAAATTAATTCAGAGGACTTTGTAATAGAAGATGAATTAATTTTCAACTAACTTAAAAAAAGTTGTTTATTAGAAGTAAAAGTATTATATTTAGGTATGTTTAATTTAAAAAATAAAAGTATGTTTAATATTAAAAAAAGTAATGAGTTTAAAAATGTTGAAGTTGTATTTAATAATGGAAAGAAGTATAATTTATTAGATGAATATGATGAATGTGATGGAGGTATTGTTATTAGTATTGACGGAAGAGAGGAGTTAGATGAAGTATTTAATGATGATGATATATTTTATGATGAAGATAATAATGAAGTAAGTTATAAAGATGTTGTTGTTGAGTTAGTATTAAGAGATAGTGAAGGAGGATATAGTGTTTATTATAATGAAGATGGAGTAATGTTAAATGCAGGATAAATGATATAGATAAAATAGTAGGTATATTAATTAAAACAAAAACGGTTATGAGATATTTAGTAAGATACTGGAATGGAAAGCAAATCATTAACGATTTTTCTACAGATGGATTTTCAGAAGCACTTGCAAGAGAAACTGAACTTCGTAAAGAATGGGGGCCTGATAATGTTTGGATGGCTGATATTATTCAGGAAATAATGGTTGGGTAAGTTGCTAGTTACAATTTTATTTCTTATATTAAGGTATTAATTTAAAACAAAAACGGTTATGACAACATTTAATGTATTTTTCGAAAACGGTAATTCTTTCAACGACACTAACTACAATTCTTACAACGCAGGTACTCAGGAGATTTTGAGTATCATGGATGATCAAGAATATGAATTCCAGAACAAAGAACATTATAATAATTTTGTAAAGGAATTAGAAGCCTGTAAAGATGAGCAGGAAGTAAAAGAGTTGATGTATGAAGTTGGAACTGATTATGTCGATGAATTGAAAATCCATAGAACCTGGAAGAAGGTTATGAGAGCTGATTATGAGACTATATTATGATATATACAGTTAAATTATTCAAATGGGGTGAAATTAGAAATGTAATTCACACCACCGATATTTCTAAAGCTATTAAATACGAACAATACCTTACCAACATATACGGTAAAGCAAATGTTTGGATTTGCGATAGTCCTCAGGAAATAATGGTAGGATAAGTTGCCTACTAACTTAATTATTCTTATATTTAGGTATATTAATTAAAACAATAAAGGTTATGATGAATACGTTTTATAAATTAAAGATGTCAAATCTGGAATTGACTATAGAGAGTTTGAGAGAATTTATCAATACTCATTATGTTGAACTAACAACTAATCCAGAATGTAATGTTGTTCAATTATATAATGAATGGGCAGAAGTAAATTTATAGTTGCCTAACAAAGAAAAAGTTCGTATATTTAGATATCAATAATTAAAACAATAAGGGTTATATGGCAAAGTTAACAGTATTTGACGAAATGGATGCTCCTGATTCTTCAGGAACTAGTTTAAAAGGGCATGTAGTCGCTACTTACGAACAGCTTGTAAATTTTCTAGGTCAACCAACCTTTGATGAAGGATCTAGTGACGATAAAGTTCAAGTTGAATGGATTGTAAAATTCAAAGATGATTACGGTGGTGTAAACTTGTTTACTATATATGACTGGAAGTTCTACAGTCGGGATCATATAATTTTTCCTGATACTATGGTCAATTGGCATGTTGGCGGTAAAACTTCTGCATATGATTTCATAGATTATTTGGAAAAACGAATTTAATTTCTTATATTTAGGTATGATAAGTTTAGAGCCCCCTGTAGGGGATGAATATGAAGTTTTGAACACAGCAGGATTATCTGATTATGAAAGGAATAAGCCTGTCAATCAGCCAACTCATTTTACTATGGAGTTGATTGAAGAGGGTAGGTATAAGGGATTCGATAAAGTTACCTACTATAGGAAAAAACTATAGAAAAAAGTTGGATCCAATCATTTAAGTTCTTATATTTAGATAACTAATTAAAACAAATAAAGGTTATGACAAAAATCGAATTAATTAAACAGATTATTGAAAAGAACTTAGAATCTGTTAAAACGTTAGAAGAAAAAAGAGAAAATGTACGCTCGGATAAGACTGATGCTTTATCTAGAATGTATATGCAATACTTTGGAGATTGCTTGGTAAATGATGATACGATTGAAGTATCCGATACTTATGTGTACTTTAAGAGATTTAATCCTGATTACAATTACCATAAGGAACTAATTTCTATCTCAGTCCGTCCCACAAGTTGGAGGAATGATGAAGCTGATTCTATTGAAACTTCTTTCTACTCTACTTCAAGTACTGATGATTTTGAATTGAATAGAATGATAATGATTGGAAATGTAGGACAAGTGATTCTGGATTTCAAAGATGATATCATTGCTGGTTATAATTCTGTTCAGGATGAATTTAAGGATAAACTATCTGAATTGAATAAAGAGATTTGGGCTTTAGAGCAAAAAGTAAGAGAAATGAATTCTGAGATTGATACTATTGAAAAAAATGCTCTAATGAAAAAGGTAGAGACTGATGGTATTGAGTTTAAAGTTGATGAGGAAAACTTATATAGACTTCCTGACTTAGATATTCGATTTGACTGGAATATTAAAGGAATTAGAAAGGTCAAAGTATTAGGTAAAACTAAGTCTGGCAAGAGTGCTGATATCGAAATCGGAACTGTTCATAAAGCTTGGAACTCAGATACTGAGAAATACGAATTAGTATATAAAAATAATACTTACGAAAGAGTAAGAATGGATAAGATTTCTTCTCTTGTAAGTTACAGTAAAGAATTAGTTGTCAGTTAGTTTTTATTGTTTTTGTTTTAATTAGGAGAAAGGGAGGCATTTAGTTGCCTCCTATTTCTTTTTTTCGTATATTTAGATATATTAATAAAACAATAAAGGTTATGACAAAATCAGAATTAAAAAAACAAACTACCAAAAGAGTTATCAATCACCTAATAGAGGAGTTCGATGCTTACAACATTGAAAGAGAAAATCAATACATTGACTTCTGGGCTGATATAGATGGTTATGTATTACAATTACAAATGGATACTAGAGACTATTCGGTCGGTAGTTGGGATAGTATGACACTAGCCGGTGATGGTTGGTCGGAGGAAGAGAAAGGTAAGCAGTTTGCTGCTACTGTCTTAGAAGAAAGAATGAATGAAAGTATTGGGAGGCTAGTTGCCTCCTAAGCTTTTTTTTCGTATATTTAGATAACTAATTAAAACAAATAAAGGTTATGACAAAACAACAATTTCTAGACGGTAAATCATTTTCACTTCCTTACACTTATTCTAATACTACTACTTACAAATGTGAGGATGGTAGAAGTTTAATCCAAGAATATCGCACCAAAGAAGGAACAGTATTAATCTCAGACTATCTAATGAATATATCTAAGATAGGTAATAAGATGGTTACTTGTTTTACTTATATACTAGGTACAAAGATTACTAAGAAGATTAGATATGAGGATATGGTCGAAGTTACTTCGGCCTAATCTCCTCTGTATGGCAATCTGATGTAAGGTTGATGGCAGTATACTATAACATTGACAGTATTGTTCCCTACGGCGTCGTGAGAGATGTCGGGAGAGCCATACCTATTTGCATAAATCTGATAGATTTTCGGTATATAGGGGTATATATGTATATATTACTTATATCTTTCCCTTACCGCTCCTACTAATATAGGTATACTAACAAGCATTACCACTAAATAATGCCCTAAATGTGCTCTTTCCGGAGTTAACAATAATACCAGTCCTACATAGAATTGTAGAAGTATCATAGCAACTTGTATTAATAGCTTAATCTCATTACTCATAACATAACCATTTTACGTTTATATGTTTAATATAAGAACTTTTTGTATATAAAACAAGAAACCCCGGGGAAATTTTTTGGCAAATTTTTCTCTATATAGGGGTTATTATCAGTATGTCAAAGAACTTATAGTATTTAATGGGACCTATACTATTAAGGTTATATATGGTCGTACTTATAGTACTGGTAGCTCTATGGTGCTTTCTTTATAGGTAAGATATGAACTATTTATAGTCAAAGCAACTATAAAGTGCAGAAATTAGACCCACATACTTTATTCAGTATCTTTGAGCAAGGAGATGAGGAGGTTTATAGAGAGCATAACGTAGAAGATGTTCTTAAAAATCCTTATGTACTTATAGGGATGGTAGTTACCGGTGTAGAAAACTTCTACTTTATGGATAAGTTATACGCTTTGAAGCATAAGGAAGACTACGGGAGAGTAAGAGATAGTATTAAACTTAAATATTTCGCTAGAATTTACGCTTATTTGACTAGAGTTACAGTAGAAGAGGTAAAGAACGTATATGATATAGGTTCAGATTTTGAGATAGATAGATCTATTAGTGCTCTTAATGAATTGTTGTATTTCTTTGAAAATTTAGAGCAATACGAAAAATGTGCCGTGATAGTTAAATTTACCGACCTTTTGTATGGAAAAAAGTTGGAAACACTAATATAAATTCGTATATTTAATTATAAAACGGTTATATTATATACTATGTTAGATATTTTACTTTATTACGGGTTAATAGGATTTATTCTTTCAATTTTTTTTAATTTAATGTTATGGGCAATGCATCGACCTATCTTAGGTGCTATTGAGGTTTTAGCGTGTATTTTATTATGGCCATCGGTAATCTCTTCGTTTATTAATACAATGAATGGAGTTGAAGAGGATATAGAAGAAGAATAAATTTAAATATAAGGTTATGTTAACAGATACTATTACATTTGACAAAGCGTTAGAGTTAGAGGAACAAGGAAGGCTTCTTATCTTTGATGCAGGAAGTGATTTAAATTATCACGAAAGAGCCCAAGAGTGGCAAGATAATTTTCTTCAACTAAGAACCAAAGCCCGTCATATACCTCCTCAGAATATTGCTGAGCATTTTAATGCTCGCTATCTCATAGAGAAGAAATCTAAAATAAACGATTACACTTTTGAATGGAAATACCTTAGAGGAATTGAGAATACCAGTTCTAATACGGCAGTTAGTGATACTATAGAATACGTATACGCTCTTATTAATAAAGGGTATCCTGAATTAGTTAAGATAGGAATGACTCGCAATACACCTGAACATAGAGTTAATCAAATTAACGGCACCGGTACGGTGGATTTATGGGAGGTAAAGTTTGCTTTACCGGTTAGGCCGGGATGTGGTATGAAGGTAGAGCATCAAGTACATAAATACTTCCAAGAGCAAAGGCTTCATGTGCAACATGAAAATGATCGTGAAATGTTTAAAATAGATATATTTATAGCTATGGATAAGATTCGTGAGATCGGATCTATATTCCAAGCAGGAAATCCTATTATATACTAAATTGTAATGCATTTTAATACGTTTAACACAAGAGAAGAGCCTCCCTCTCGTTTGATCTATCTTACCCATAACCCTTCTGGTCAATTAGTAAAAATATTGAGCAGATACGTTAAAATATATTTAAGAAAGAGAAGAAAATAACGCGGGCGAACTTCGCGCGTTTGCGCGGCGGGCTACGCTTTTAACAAAGCCCCTGCCCCCTCCCTTAAAAAACATTAGAAAAAGTTGGTTACTAACTTATTTTTTCTTATATTGTATATATAAATTAAAACGGTTATGAGATATTTTAGATTTTTATTAGTATTATTTACGGTTTTTACTGTATCTTGTTCACAAGAGGATGTTGATCCATCATTATGTCCTGATGGAAATTGCGATGGTTCGTTATTTATACCTTTTCCTAAGGATAGCAACGGGTATTATCATGTAGATTTAGATTTTAACGGGGAATACTTACCTCGATTTGATATCTATATTGAAGGAGATGATGTAGATCCTTTTTACTACTACAATGATATAGGAGTGGTGCAAGCTGCTTTTGAATCTAGTAGTTTTTGGATAATGCCTAATGGAGTTGAAGTTGATTTAGTACAGAATACTACATTTTACCTTAACAATTCTCCAAGTAATAATGAATATGTTCCTACAAGTCCTTCTAGAAAATGGGGTAAACGAATTGTCGGACCAATTCCACCTCAGTTTATAGGTGATACTATTACTATTCGTGCGGAAATATATTGGGATGGAGGTTCAAAAAGTAAATCTCAATTATTCGAAGAAAAATTTATTATAGAATAGTTGCTTTTCACAATTTTTTTTATTAACTTGTTAATATTATTATTTAATTTAATAATTAATAAAATAAATTTAGTTAATAAATATATAGATATATATGATAAATAAAGTTACTATTAGTAATAAACTAGATCGGTTAGAATCCGAACTACGCAAACTTAACTACTCTATCGGAACTAACGATAGAAATGCTTCATACCATTATTTGGATGAAGCTAGTACTCTTATTTCCGATATAAACACTTTATTAAACAGAGAAACACAAGATTAAATATGCTAGAAGCAGAGCACATACAAAAAAATTGGGAAAAGCACTTAAAAATAGTCGATCACTATATCACCGACCGGAAGAATGATGTTAATTTAATGTTAGAGAAGCTTTCGGATATTTACGTTATGGCTCCTGCTTCGTCTAAAACTTGGTATCATAATGCTTTTCCTGGAGGGTATGTTGATCATGTAAATAGAGTGGTTCAATATGCAATAGAGCAGCATAAACTCTATGAAAAAATGGGGGGAACTATTGACTACACCGAGGAGGAGTTGGTATTTGCTGCATTATTTCACGATTTAGGGAAGATAGGTGATGGAGAATTTCCTAACTACATACCTCAAACAGATAAATGGCGTCAAGATAAACTCTCAGAGATGTATACTTATAATCCTGATTTAGATTTTATGCTCATTCCTGATAGATCTCTATTTATATTACAGAGGTTTGGTATTAAAGTAAGTCAAAAAGAGTTCTTAGGTATTAGATGTCATGATGGAGTATTTGACAAAGCTAACGAAGCATATTTCTTTAGTAATGTTGAATCATCTAGACAAAAAACCTCTATTATCTCAGTATTACATACAGCAGATTTTCTAGCTTCTAAAGTAGAATATGATATGTGGAAGAGAAATAGTGGTTCTTCCGAGCCAAAAGTTATAAAAACTTCTTCTTCAACAGGCAAAAGAGTTAATTCCTCTTCAGGATTAACCGATATGTTAAAAAACTTATAAAAATGTTGGTAACTATTATTATTCTTTCTATTATTATAGTGATCTTAAGTGTTGCAATACGCAATCTCTTAGTAAAAGTAGAAAAGTACGAAGATATTACCGTGGATCAAACAAAATATCTTCAAAATATATCAGATTTAATTAAAGATTCACAAAAGCACCTGCAAAGTCTCGATGAACGAGGGGTATTCCAATCAGATGATGAGGTCGGTTATTTTTTTGAGCAAATGAAAAACGTACAAAAAGAGCTAGACCGGTACATGCTCCCCGAAAATTATGGCAAGAAAGAAGAGTAGCAATAACTACTTTACAAAAGAAACAGAAGAATATATAGTAAAGTATAATAATTCTAAAGATTCGGATTATCGAGCAAAGATATTTACCGAACATATCTATTTTCCTTTTTATAAATTAGCAGAGAACATAATTCATACTTTTAAATTCTACTACACCGATGTCGAGCAGATTGAAGATCTTAAGCACGAGGTAGTTTCCATGCTTTTAGAAGAAAAAATTATGAAATTCGACCCAACCAATGGTGCAAAAGCTTATTCCTATTTTGGGACTATAGTAAAAAGGTGGTTAATTAATTATAATAATAAAAACTATAAGAAATTAAAACAAGTAGGATCATTTGATGATATGGAGGAATCCTACGAAGGTGGAATCGATGTTAAGCTACCTGGAGGAATAACTTTAAGCCAGTTTCTAGATGTATGGGTAGAAAAGACTTATGATAAATTAGATATTCTTTTCAATAAAGATACTGAAAAGCAGATTGCAGATGCTGTCTTAACAATATTTAAAACTAGGTATGATCTAGATATCTTTAAGAAAAAAGCTCTTTATATATACATTAGAGAAATGACTGATTGTGAAACTCCGCATTTAACGAAAGTTATTTCCATTCTTAAAGACGATTTTTACGAAATCTACTACAGGTACCATGAAAAAGGTAAAATTATAATAAAAGAACAGTAATCTATTTATTATAAAAAGATATGGATTCAGATAAAGAAATATTTAAAGGTAAGAAATTATCTGATCTCTTTGAAGAAATTTATAATAATTCAAGAGAAACTAAGTCTCAAGTCAAAGGACTTATTGGAGAATTAAAACCTCTTATAGAAAATATAGGAGACGCAACTCTGCTTGTACCTATGATTAAAGAGTATATGGAGATTGGTGTTAAAAACGACGAACACCTTATCAAACTTGCTACCGTTATTCAAAGAATTGAAGCAATTCAAGCTAAAAGCTCTGATAGCGATATGTTTGATTTCTCAGACTTACAAGATCTACTTGAAGAGCAAGAAGAAACTCAAACAGAATTAAAAGAAATTCAAGATAAGGAAGATACTGAAAAGTAATGGCGTATAGAAATACACTTAACAGCCTTGTAACCACAAGAGGTAAATCAGACTCAGGTGGTGGAAGTACTTCCTACTCTAAATTTGGAAGAGTGGTTGATATTATTTTAGATGAAAATCATTCAAAGTACAAAGAGAAAGGAGGAGGTATTGCTATTAACGGAGTATTTTATAAACCATTCACTATAAATAATACCGAAATTCTACCTGGCGATCTTCCTTTTGCTTTCCAAGATAGTGCTCATATAAAAACTGTCCCCATAATAGGTGAAATCGTCGAAGTAGTTACAATGCCTAACCTAGCTTTTACTACTAGTGAGAGGAGAAATAAGGAATACTATACTAGAATAGTTAATACCTGGAATAATCCTAACTCAGGCGCTTACCCAGACTTAGTTAATAACCCAGATATCGATATAACTACTAGAGGTACTTTTAAAGAACTTCCTACTGTCAATCCAATAAGATCCGCTCCTGGAGATATTCAGATAGAAGGCAGACAAGGACAGTCTATACGATTTACAGGCGGTAAGGGAACAGGTAATTCTTTTGTAGATGATACAAATATAGGTAAACCTGTTATTATTATAAGTAATGGACAATCCGAAACTGATAACGGATTTACAACTTTAGCAGAAAGCATTGATGATGATTCCTGCTCTATATACATGACATCAGATCATCAAATTAACCTTACTCCAGCTAGCATCAAAAGAGAAGCATTTGACGAAAATCCTACAGAATCTAATCAATTTAAAGGTAATCAAATTATACTAAACGGAGGAAGGCTGTTCTTTAATGCAAAGGAAAGCGACATACAACTATCAAGTAAATCGTCAATAGGATTAAATACAGAAGGGTCTATTAATATAGATGGGTCTTCCTACTTATGTATGGATGCACCTATAATGTACTTAGGAGTTAAAGCAAGAACTGCTTCAGATAATTTTAGAGAACCGGTTGTACTAGGAAACCAGCTAGAAGGGTTTTTAGAGAATCTTTTGAATATGTTAGAAGGAATGGCAAACGATATGGCTTCTGCTAGAACCTCAGATAATAAACCTATTCCAAAAATAAATAAAAGAGGT